GTACTGCCATGTATTCACCCGCGTTTAGAACTGTGGTGTCCACAATCGCGCTGTTCTCTGGCCATGTGCGAATCATCAACTTACCAGACTCAACAAAGAACCCGTTCGACTTGGTGGTGTGATAGTGCTCAGAGCATTGAAAGTCTTTCTTGAACTCAATCCTGTGGAACTCTAACGAACCGTTTGCTTCAATTTGCTGAGTCTTACCCCAGACCTTTCCTGCTGATTTCATGTTACTATACCTTCCTTTTCTCTATTAATACTTCTTCAAGTATATCAACTAAATTGCGATTATTATTTTCGCACTCATAGACTAATGCCATAACACAGTCTTCGATCTTCAAAGAATTCAAATAAGTCCCCATCATTCTTGAATTCCAGACACTTGCAACATCGGTTTCGGCGTTCACACGATCTCTTTCGTTGATTCGAAGTCGGGTAAACATTACATCAGAGCAACCCCGTGCCTCTCCATTCCAAACATCACTCATACAGTTATTCTTCCTTTTTCTTAAAATAAATTCTAATAAAATACGAACGGAATAGTGCAAAGATGAATATGATAGAAGTCATGAAGACACTCATTTGCAAGGCAGACATTTCTAGTCCGAGACAAAAAACTACAAGGATGTAGTTCAGAGGAAAATTAATAATGGTTCCCGCAATTTTATCGGTAAAGGTTTCTTTCAATGCTAAAATATTAACTTTCATTTTTTTCTACAGCTTCTCAATTTTATATATACTTCCAACTTAACACGGTGAAATATGTCTCTTCTTCAAACATTGGTTCTGGAAAAGTACCAACCTGTCTCAGGTAAAACTTATTACCTCTATCGATCTTTCAGTGGAAAACTTTTTGTAACTGATGATCGAATGGATACGGCAGAAAAGGTTAGCAGTTACGTTTGGTCTTTGGGATAACCCTCATACCAATCAATAACTGTATTAACTCGAAAGGAGCGCCATGCTTCTTTATCTAGACACCACACTACAAGGTGGTCGTTATCTTCTCGCTGTTCGAGAATCTCTGGTACATTGTGCCCAGACAACTCTACATTCAATGTACACGGCATTACCCTTAACTCACCTGTACCAATCTTAGTAAACTCAACTGTCACTACTCCTGCCTGTGCTGCTTTGGTAAATCCTTTTTTCATAATTATACTTTCTCTTTCAACCATGTTACGAGAACAATTCGTTCTCCTTTTTTTACACGCGTGACACCATGAGTGGTGCCGCCATCATATATTAAACTTTCTCCAACTTCCTGTGGCCACACCTCGGGGACAATTACTTTTCCCACTCTGGCCCGTGTTCCCTCCTTACCTCGAAACTCACCCCTGAGTTCTCGTTTGGGTAAAGGTTTTATTACAATTACATCCCCTCCTATAAGATCATCAGTTTTATCAATCAAAGTAATTAAAGTCAGGTTCGCCTTATCTGTGTCTACATGTGTGGCAGTAAACGAACCCCTCGTATAAGAAAGAAAATAACTATTCTCATAAGTCATACCAAAGTGTTCGCAGAGATAGTTCAGAACCTCATGATCTTTGAATGCTGGCCAGAGTTGCGTTCGGTTCACATCATATAGATTATCCCACTGGTTGAAAAACCTACAGTACTTAGTGTTTTTCAACCTAGCATATAAATCTTGAAGTTCTGAGAGTTGATCGTCTGACAGGATTTTTTGTTTCTTAACCATCAGGGAGTTCTTCATCATCATCAATGGTGAATGTAAAGGTGTCCGGCGTATAGTCCCCAACATTCATGAGAAATTCAAGGATGTCTTCGCGCATGATTTCGGTTTCGATATCATCACGTGCTTGTTTGTACTTCATAAAATCGATTACATTATTATCCACTGAGAGGTGCTCCTTTTACGCGATTTATTCTATCCCATTCTTCCGGAGTTACACCATTCAATCTATGATGTCCGGGCGCTGTTGATCGATAATCGCCGATTATCGATTGTGACGGTGGATTGTTTTGATCATGAATATCTAACTGGATCAAAGCATAGTGAAGAATCTTCAAGATGTCTTTACGTGCATCAGAGGGAGTACCTTTGTTCCCATATCTTTTAGCATACTTGATGACGTTTCCCAAGCAAAACCCAGTGCCATGACCACTATCAATAATGACATCAGTTGCTTGATATTTATCTGTCGCATAATGCTGATCATATGTTTGGTCAACATAATTCATTAACTCCTTCACTAAATTATCTTCATTAAACTTGTAATTCATTCACACGTCTCCGTAAGTCACTTGTTGAGAACCTATGGTCTCGTTTGTTGAAGTAGATCTCAATGCCTCTGCTGGCACAGATTGCTCTACCTGTAAATTTCTTATCTTTATATTCTGAACCTATTATTCTAACATCAAAATTGTACATTGTCAAGATGTCTTCGAGGTCTTGTTCAGTCTGGTAAGGAATAATTTCATCCACGTATTGAATAGCATTCAGTTGTGCGTAACGTTCTACGAGAGTTTGCACCGGAGAATTTTTGTTTTCTCGATCAAGTGAGGGATCAACCTGCAATCCGCAGATCAAATAGTCACACTGGTCTTTTGCTTCTCGAAGCATCGCAATATGTCCTGCATGGAGAAGATCGAAAGTGCTAGCTGTGAATCCTGTAATCATGTAATCACCAATTATGAACCACGTTAGACATAATAAAAAAACATGTCATAAAATTTACCCCGACAATTATGGTTCTTACTATTGTAATGTACTTATCGTAGGGTTCTGTTTTGTCATCAGAATAACCGCCCAAAGAATACTGCCATATCTTCCAGAGTTTTCGCACTAGTGCCACCTGTAAAACTTGTGCTGTCCAATCCTACCAACGGGGACCATGCCTCTGTCGTTGATCCAATTAGGTTCTACATATGTAGCATGATAGTGAGTAGCGCCTTCAGAGATGCCTCTCCACCCACCGTTGAGTGCTAGGTCAGCAACAATCTGTGCATCTTCCCATGCACCTTCTTCTAATGGTTCGTCGCTCAGACCATCACAGTACCAAGAGAAGTGACACATGCCGCGAACAGGAACAACATTACCCTTCCAGTTCACTCGTGTCTTTGCTTGATGTACGACACCGCATATGGTATCAGGAAAGTGTTTTGAATCTACGCGATTAAGAACGACATCTGCAACGCTAATACGCCCAGCAAGGTTATCACTACGAGACTCGTGGTAGACATTAAGCGACAAACAAAGTCGTTCGCTTTCTTCGAAGCCATCAACTCCGCTTCGATCTGCTTCTGGTAGTTCAGCAGGTTCTGGTTCGGTGATCGGTGCTTTTGATATTTCCGTTTGCGGTTCACGAGGTATTTCATTCTCTTGTTCTTGATCGTCATATGTTATCCAATAGGTAGTGAATACTAATATTAAAAAACTAACTATAATTGGGGTCAGTTGAAATTTCGTCCAAAAAGTCATCGCGTATTCTCCGTGCTAAGATATCGTTATCTGATTTCAATGAATCGTTACAGAATTTATATGCCAGAGTGAATCTCTCACACTCTGTATAACATCCATGCCAACAATGGGCATCCGGTTCATCGTGTCTACCAAAATAATAATGTCTACAACTCCATCCTGCCGTATCTTGTACAGTTACAATCTCTCCCGATGCAGGATTACGGTATCGAAAAAATCCTGCTCCGGTTTCACTCCAAGTCAACAAAACCTGATATGCATTAGCATTCCAATTGGTGTGCCAACCTGTGAGTCCATCTTTCGGATAATAGTTCATTAGAGCACAAGTATGTGCCCCAATGTCCCGAGGAAAATTATAGCGCCACTCTTCTTCCAATTTTTCAAAATGAGATCCTCGGCTAATGAAAAGAGAGAGTGGTAGTGCCCGATAATCTTGAGGCATTCCATCATGACTATCCGAATTTTCCAAGTACAGATCTAATGCATCTTTGCTCATGTACCAATCCGTGGGATTCCCTTTTGGTACAAACTCGCTATTGTGCACTAAAGAAGCAATCGGAGCACGGGATCCCATCTCGTTATATTGAAATCTAAAAGTTTCAATTAAACCGTTCAGTCGATTTAAATACTCTTGGTTACGAATAGTTATCTCAGACATTTTATATTCTCAGTTTACTAAATCTTTCGGATGCAATGCGTTGTCCATTCGTACTCTTGTCAAACACAGGACCATCGTCGTTCACAAGTTCTTCACTCTGTTCCTGATCAACATCATAAAGCCGCATTTTACTGCGATCAACACCCACTATAAAGCGCTTATTAATGTTAGGATCATTATAACGATTCTTCAATTGTTTAATCATGATTTGATTTAATGATTCTAATTCTTCATTCGATACTAAAGCAAACATAAGATCTGCGGTTGCAGGTAAACCAAAACTTTCACTAGTATCTTCGAGTCCGGGATCAGAATTGCTGTACCCAGATCGTGTCGTTTGAGTCGCACTCATGATAGGCACATCAAACTCGACTGCCAAACCACGAATCTCTTCAGCAACAGATTTGATGTAAGTATAGGAATTGATTGCCCCACCCATACTTTTCATTCGTGACGATGCACATATATTTAGGTAGTCGATGAATATAATCTCAGGTTTAAATTGCTTCTTGAGTTTCAATTCATTCAATAGTGCCCGAAAATGACTCGTGTGTGCCTGTCCGGTAGGATATTCTTTAATGATCAATTTACCAGTGGTTTTCTGTTTAATCTTGTTGACGCGATCAGTGAACATAGATTTGGACATATGATCCAATTGATCTATTGGTACATCCAACAGATTAGCATCGATGCGTTCTGCAATGCGTTCTTCTGCCATCTCCATAGTGATATAAAGAACATTACGTCCCTGAGAAAGACAACTGGCAGCTTGATGACACATAAAAAGACTTTTACCCACGCCTGTACCTGCCAGTGCGATGTTCAGAGTCTTATTAGGCAACCCACCCTTAGTTATTTGATTGAAATAATCCAAATCAAATGGGATACGTTCCTCTTGCTCATGATAAAAGTCGAAGCGTTCATTCACATTTTCTAAATAGTCATGTCCAACATTAGTGTCGAAACAAACTGCCAGTGCCTTTGTTAACACATCAGGAATTGCATTCTTCGATAATTCCTGATGTTTACCGTCAAGAATCTGAATCGATTCCATGACCGCAAGATATACCGCACGATCTTGACACCATCTTTCGGTGGTGTCGAGCAACCATTCCAGATCTTCCTCTTTTGAATTGAAGATGTCTGGAAGAATGTCCATAGCGTGGGTATACATTTCATCATTGATCTTAACTTCATCAAGTTCAATTTTGAAACCTTCGTGTGAAGGAAGTTTATTATACTTCCTTATATATTTTTCCATGAGTTTAAATAACTCACGGTAAACCCCTTCGAAATAGTCTGCACTCACAAACGGACTGGCCTTTCTCATAAAGGTGTCGTTTGTTAACAAGTTTCTCAGTATAGTCTTTTCTAATTCGATTGGCGTAGTTGTGACCACATCATTCCCTTTCTTTGGTATCTAGAGTACCGGATTCGATACTCTTCTCTAATATATCTTCAAGTATTGCGCCAGCAACTTGTTGTAAATTAACATCGTCGTTGTCTAGACCAACCGAAGGAGTATACGACACTATAAAATTAAAGTTCAAACAATCATCATCAGGATTAAAAGATATGTTACCGAACCTCAACATGGTCTCTGTAAAGGGACCATTGGTAATTCGAATTTCCCATGCCTGATCATTTGATGATTCCTCGACAGGTACTAAAGTATAATCCTCGTTCTCTGTCATGGTCAACTGCGTTTTAAGCATCTTCTGCTACCTCAATGCCTAAGTCTACTACCTCCGATCCAACTGAGAATGCATTACGTACATAGTCTTGGAATACTTTATCATCTAGTATATCACACCAGAAATCTTTGTCAAGTTCTTTTTCACGATACTTCTTCTCTTCTCCTACTTTCTGATACCACCCATTAGATGGTTTCACTACATAACCCCCTGCCAGAGCAACATCAAGCAGGCCTGACATTTCATTAATACCACCTTCCCAAGTCACGCTGATTGGAATCTTGGACTGTTCTTTAACAAACCTAGACTTCTCAACCTTGATAACAAAATCATAACCCGTCACTTCAGTACCGGTCTTCTGCTGTCTGCGACCAATGATCCAGATGTTGTTTGCCGAGTAGTAGATACCTGTACCACCACCAACGATATCTTTTGGATACAATCCAATCTCTTTATAAGTGTGGTTGACAGCGAGTAGAGGAATGTTCTTCATCGCAAGATATGGTGTGGTCATACGGAACAAACCTTTCAGTGCTTTTGCTCGTGACATATCAGCAACAGACTTTTCGTTCTTGGCATCTTCGAGTTCTTTCTTAGATGCTAGGTTACCAATAGAGTCAATCACA